ATGTAATCGTAGAGAGACTCTTCCCCGAAACCGGTGGTCGTTGGGGCATTGACAATAGGAACCGTATAATCGATAGAGTCGTCAGCGTCAACGCGTTCGCCCATGAAGTTGACCCAGTGGTTCCACACTAATCTGTTGGGCACGAAGAAAAAGAACCAATCCAGATAAATATTATCCATAATAGGGTAAATAGGCGTGCTCAGCCTGCTGACCGCAGTCAGGTTCAGGGTATGAGTGTCGCCGGGAATAACCTCGTCAACGAAAACGGGGTAAAGATAGCCGGCGTCTATCGCACCCTTGTATCGAGCAGGGCGCTTGAACTTTGATCGACGGACATTCGGAGGAGTGTTTTGGCCTAAATTCCTAGGCATTGCAGAGGGATTGTATTTGCTTCGCATGATAAGTCCTTTTTTTACAAGATGTTATGAGGTGGTGTCAGTGGGACTGTTGAGATCAAGTGCCTCAACAGTCCCACACGCTACCGCTAGGCCCCTACAGGAGCCGTATTTTCGTCGACGACCGCTGGCTCTGGATCACCTGTACCCCCCTGGGTTACAGGACCGCCAGAAGGCGGAGAAGCCTCAGGTCGGACGATTAAGCCTAATTCATAGCATTCTTCCAGATTCTCGGGATCATCAATGAAGTCAAGAACTTCTTGGGGATCATTATTGAACCGATTACGCAGCTCCGAAGGGAGGGCGAAGAAAGTGGCTTCCGCAGCGAGGATCTGATTACGAGCAGAATGGTAGTCGGTCACACCTGTAAAGTCACCGTAGGAACCAGGCGACCGTGGTGGTTGGAATACCCCTCGACGAGCTTTTGCGATCATCGAATTGATGTCGCATGAATCCTTATGACTCTGCTCTACCAAACCGGAATCCACCGGGAAAAACTGCACACGCCGCGTACCATTTTCGCGGATAGTTTCTTTGCGTTTCATTTGCGTTTTCTCCATTTAAACAGGAATTGGGTGATAAGTCTGAACCAGGATCGCCAATCGTTCGAATTCATTTAAGGCTCCCGATTTGTAACATCGAAAGGAGGATCGAAGGGAGAATCCAGTTTCGGTTTCATGTTGCCGCATTCTGCGGTTAGTTCGGGTTCGCAGGGGATCACGCCGCCGTGCGAGTCGTCATAACGGGCGACCATGTAAAGTTGGAAGTGCTCAGGATACTTAGCGATATTGCCTTGACCACCGAGAATGGCTTGCTCTACAGAGCGAACGGCAGTCGCATCATTGGCAGCGAGAAATGGGGGGGAGTAGAATTCTGCTATCATGTCTTTCAGAGAATAGAGGTTAGAAATCATTGTCATAGATCCTTTCAAGTTTCGTGATTTGTTGGATTTTGATCTGCTCAGCGTCAAGACGCCTTTGCGGATCAATTAAGGCAAGCTTTTTTGCTTGTTTTCTCCTTTCTGATTTAACTCTTTCGAGTAGCTCGGGTTCGAATTCTTCGACCACCTTGTCATAGTATTTTGGAGGCCGGATTCGTTTGCCTTTAAAGAGCATATAGTTTTTGGGGTAGAAGTCTTTCCAGTACTTTTCAACCCATGCACGACCGATGCCAGGACGATTAGACATTGAGCAAAACTCAGGAATACGATTAGTGATAACTCCGGTTTCCTTGTCCAGGTCCTCATAACGATCTTTACCAAATTGCTTCTTGAGTACATACCGTGCGACATAAGCTGCTGACTCCCAGGTCACCTGGCCTACAGTAACATAGCCGAGTGACACATAATATTTGCCGTGACGTTCAAAGACAAATCTGTCTTGGTAGTTTCGACATTCTTCTGGTTGGATTTCTTGAGACCACACTTCTGAGAGTGATTCCGATGTATAGAGAGTGACACCGTGACGGCGAGAGTGCTCGACAAGATCGTCAGGCATAAAGCCAAAGAGGATTGCATGGTAGTGAGGCCTGTTGCCACTAGAGCCGTATTCGCCGCAATGGAAATAACGGATAGAGCGAGTCTCAGCACCGTGTAGCGTTTCGCTTTGCTTGAACGTTCGAACATACCGCTTACGTAACCGTTTCATAAATAACGGAAATAAATCCTTCTGTAACGAGCCTTCAGAGTTAATAGATTCAGGAGACAATGTCAAGGTAATAAAACACGAAATACCATTATACTGTTGATTTTCGTGAACGCATCGAATAGCCCAATCGCGTGATCTGTCGAGTAGGCAGCCGACACAACGCTGGCATGGAACTTGGAACCGTTCGTAGAGCTTGCCTTCGCATTGATCCACAGAGAAGACAATGACTCTTTTGCCGTTCGGAGTCACAGAGCCAGGAAGATTAAACGCGTCCTTCGGACGGTAACACACCATTGTTAGTACCTCCGGTTTTTGCATATAGGGGGGGTAGAGGGACATTGATTTTCAAAGAGCACCCGCCCCACGCCCGCGTACAACCCTGCATTGCGGTGGCGTGGGGCAAGTATGGCCGGAAAGAAAAAAGACCGGCCATAGATCGAAGTTAACTGTTAGAGCCGGTAACCACCACGGCCAGGTCGACGACGATTAACGGAAGATGAGCGGCGACCACGTTTCCAGGTTTTACGATTACTTCGGCGGGTGAGTCGTCTACGGGTTCGCATAATTAGTTCCTTTGCATTTTATAACCACGGGCTTTTGATTGACGCCAGAACTCATCCCAGAACTCTTTGTTTTCATTGGGTTCAATTGGGATCTGTTCATGGCGAGGATAATTGGGGTCCACAGAAAGCGGAGTTGGGCCCTTTGTGAATCCATGTTTGTTAAACCATTGTTTGAGAGATTTGGCCGAATTGGCGAACACACCAGCACCACCGAGCATGGGAGGGAGACCAGCATCCCTAGACATACGTGCCCAGTGGTAACCGGCCCGCAGAGCTTCGGGCATGGCTTGATAGAATTTTAGTTTATCCTTTGCGAGTTGACCTTCCGTGCGGGCATGCAGAGCAGTGGCGTTAGCCACAGCAGAATTAGCACCCCTACCGATGCCGGAGGATAGAGAGGAGATTGTACCACTGGCTCCGCCGGGGGTACTTGCTCCTTTGCCACCGGCTGAGAGGATGGGGTTAAGACCTGCAGCCCTAAGGTCAGAAACTTCGCGTTGGTGAGCCGTATTGCTCATTTTACTTTGAAAATCACGATTCCGGGCGGCTTCCTTTGCAGACCAAGCATTTGACGCCACGTCTCCAAGAAGACCGCCAAGCGGGGAAGAAACAGCGGCATTAATACCGCCTAAGATACCACCAAGAAAACTCATAAGCTACTCCTTAGAAGTGCGATTGGAGTGACGGAACAGAGAACATGGGAAGCGGCCTGGCCGAGGTAATATCAAAGTACGCATCCAGAATAAATTGAGGTTCCGTATTCACAGCCACCACGCGATCGATCGGGGGATCTTCTTCGATGAAATCAGGGCCGAGGGTTGGCAGCGTAGCGAATTCAGGAGCTAAGTGCCAGGGATCAAGAGAAGTAGCAGAAGTAGACCGCATTTTGCCTGTTACAATACTGGGGAAATAACGTAAATCATCCCAGTGGGGCATATACCCGAAAACCTCGTCATCAGCAGAAGTTCCTTGTACCATGATTTCCTTGTTCAGTACGGCCATTTCGCCCAAGTTGGCGAGTTCAGGGCGATAGAAATCAAACCGTGTATTCCGTGACCACATTCTACGAAGGCCCTGTTGATAGGTTTGGTCGGCTCTCACGCTGCACAGCCCTATGATATGGCCGTGCTCGCGGAAACTGCGAGAGTAACCGATTCCGTGGGTCTGATTGTAGCCGACACCAGAGAGATTCCCCTGGGCGGTAGTGTTGGTTTCGGAGGTTTGGGGGATGGCCTCTATTTGGAGAGGCCGAGAGCCACCACCTAGATATTCCGGCCGGTTAAGGCGTTGGTCCTCGGGGTACACGCCGAACACACTCTGGAGAATTTCTGTATAGCGAGTACCGGACCGAGCTTCGAGTTCGAGAATCCTCTGGAGAGCGAAGGCCTCGCGGATGTCATTGATTGAGGCCGATGTTGCACTACTAAGATCGGCATAGTGGCTACTGTTCAGGTCCAGTAGCCCACTGAGAGAATTGATCTCAAGTTGGCCGGACCCGTTACCAGCGAGAGTACCTTGCTGGGCCGCGTGAGTAACTGCACGTTTAGTCAATTGAAGACCCGAGTAATTGGAATCCAGAACGACAGGTGCAGAAGCCCCAAGTGGCAAATCCACTGTGTCCGTTACACGCTGGGGGCTGGGCAGGCAGGACGTAAAATAATCTGCACGTTTCCCGCGTCTGAGTAAAGTGTAGTCCGTTGGATCGTCGGGGCCATCGTCAAGATCGACCACGACAGCATCTTGCAGCCAGGGCGACCGAAACCATTCGTTCCAGATAAGATTGTAAGACCTGGGTACGAGGTTCGCGACTGAGAAACCATCTTGATCATTTGGAATGCCCATGTAATCGTAGAGAGACTCTTCCCCGAAACCGGTGGTCGTTGGGGCATTGACAATAGGAACCGTGTAATCGATAGAGTCGTCAGCGTCAACGCGTTCGCCCATGAAGTTGACCCAGTGGTTCCACACTAATCTGTTGGGCAC